ATGATACAGGATGGACATCACCCAATGCAGGGAAGAAAAACTCATTGCCAACGGTATAACACTCTCTCACGGGCGGAAACTCTCCTGCATCGGTCATATAGCCAAGCACACTAACAAAGTTCTGCGGAAGTCTTTCACTAACCGAAATCCACTCCTGCACCGTTACGCCGCTGTCAAGCAGATAATCCGCAACGGCCTCTGTCGGGTCTACCAATTCGTGCGGAAATATCGGCTTCCTCAAAATCTCAATCA